AAAGATATACAAGTTGCCACCGCTCCACTAAATATTTTTTATTATGAAGGAAGTGTAATGAAGGAAGATATACATATCAAAAAGCGAGACGGAAGCAGAGTACCGTTAGATATACAGAAGATTCACAAGGTAGTAAATTTTGCCTGCGAAGGATTGGCAGGAGTATCAAGCAGTTTAATACAAATGAACGCAGGTATTCAATTTGCTGACGGAATGACATCAAGAGAAATACAAGATTTATTGATTAGATCAGCAAACGATCTTATTACTCTAGAAAATCCAAACTATCAATATGCCGCGGCAAGGTTATTGTTGTACGGAATTTACAAAGATGTGTTTGGTGGATTCGAAAAGATAACATTGCATGAGATGGTAAAAAGAAATATAGAAAGAAAAGTATACGACTCGGCTATCCTTGATATGTATACTGAAGAAGAATTTGACAAGATGGAAAAATATATCCATCATAATAGAGATGAAAACTTTACCTATGCTGGCTTGAGACAAATTGTTGACAAGTATTTGTGTCAGGATAGAAGTTCATCTGAGATATATGAATCACCGCAACACATGTATATCATGATTGCCGCTACATTATTTGCTAGGTATCCTAAGGAGGATAGGTTACATTATGTAAGGAGATATTATGACGCGACCTCACTTTTTAAAATTAATATCCCAACGCCAGTCATGGCCGGTGTCAGAACGCCTATTAGACAGTTTGCTTCGTGTGTCCTTGTTGACAGTGACGATACCCTTGATAGTATCTTCGCAAGTGATATGTCGATTGGTAGATACACGGCACAAAGAGCAGGCATTGGTATCAACGCAGGACGAATCAGAGGAATCAATTCAAAGATAAGAGGTGGAGAAGTGGCACACACAGGAGTTGTTCCGTTTCTTAAAAAGTTTGAAGCCACTGTAAGATGTTGTACACAAAATGGTGTACGTGGCGGAAGTGCTACTACACACTTCCCGTTTTGGCATCAGGAAATAGAAGACATCCTTGTACTTAAAAACAACAAAGGTACTGAAGATAATAGAGTACGTAAGTTAGATTATTCTATTCAGCTTAATAAAACAATGTATGAGAGATTGCTTAATCAGGGCGACATTACTCTTTTCTCGCCACACGATGTACCAGGTTTGTATGAAGCATACTTTGGTGATGCTGATGAATTTAAAATTTTGTATGAGAAATACGAAAAAAATACAAAAATAAAAAAGAAAAAGATCAGTGCTATGGATCTGTTTTCAGCATTGGTTAAAGAACGTGCTGAAACAGGAAGAATTTATATCATGAACGTTGACCATGCTAACAACCATAGTTCATTTAAAGATACTGTTTACATGAGCAATCTTTGCCAAGAGATTACACTTCCAACAAAACCTTTACAACACATTGACGATGAGCAAGGTGAAATAGCTTTATGTATATTGTCCGCAATAAATGTAGGTGTAATCAAAGATTTAGATGACATGGAGGATCTTTGTGATTTGGCAGTTAGAGCTTTGGATGAAATAATTGATTATCAAAAGTATCCAGTCAAAGCCGCAGAAATATCTACAAAAGCTAGAAGAAGTCTTGGTGTAGGATACATTGGATTAGCACACTATCTAGCAAAGCATGGTTGTAAATATTCTGATAAAAAAGCATTGACAAAAGTTCATGAACTTACAGAAGCATTTCAATATTATTTGCTAACAGCAAGTAATAAATTAGCACAAGAAAAAGGCAAATGTGATTACTACGATCGCACTAAATATAGTGATGGTATACTACCAATTGATACATACAAAAAGGAACTGGACGAAGTTTGTTCAATTACACTAAAATATGATTGGGATAGTCTTCGCAAGGACATTGGAGAGCACGGTTTACGGCACAGCACATTGTCCGCACAGATGCCTTCGGAGAGCAGTTCCATTGTGTCGAACGCAACAAACGGAATCGAACCACCTAGAGGATTCTTGTCCGTTAAAAAGAGCAAAAAAGGGCCTCTTAAGCAGATTGTTCCGCAGTATACGACGTTAAAGAATAACTATACATTGTTATGGGATATGCCAAGCAATGATGGATATATTAACATAGTAGCAGTTATGCAGAAGTTTTTTGATCAAGCTATTTCAGGAAACTGGAGTTATAACCCTACACACTTTGATAATAATGAAGTGCCAATGAGCATAATGCTCAAAGACTTGTTAAATACATACAAGTACGGTTGGAAGACTTCTTACTATCAAAACACTTATGATTATAAAACTGATGGTGATGTAGAAGAACCACAACATCCTTTGGGCTGGCACGATAATGTTAAAGAATATTGCGAGGCTTGTGCTATTTAATAGTTGACACATCAACTATTTTATAGTATAATACTCATAGAAGAGGAAATAAAAATGGCAAAAACAGTATTTAATAAAGAAAAAGTGGATTTCACAAAGAGCACGATGTTCTTTGGTCCGGATCAAAACACACAAAGATATGATGTATTCAAATTCCCAGAGTTTGATAAACTTAATCAAACTATGTTGGGTTACTTTTGGAGACCTGAAGAAGTTTCGTTACAAAAAGATAGAGCAGACTTCGCTAACTTTAGACCAGAGCAAAAACATATCTTTACAGCTAACCTTAAATATCAAACTTTATTAGATAGTGTACAAGGAAGAGGCCCTAGCTTGGCTTTTTTACCATACGTTTCTTTACCAGAACTTGAAGGTTGTATTGTTACTTGGGACTTCTTTGAAACTATACATTCACGTTCTTATACACACATTATCAAAAATGTATATTCAGATCCAAGTGAAGTATTTGATACTATATTAGATGATAAAGAAATTTTAAAACGGGCACAGTCTGTCACTAAAAACTATGATTCATTTACTTTGGCGGCAGATGATTGGTTCCATCGTAAGCAAGGAAATATGTATGATGTTAAGAAAAAACTTTTCCTAGCGATGATGAATGTAAACATACTAGAAGGATTACGTTTCTATGTATCATTCGCTTGTACATTTTCTTTTGCTGAATCAAAAAATATGGAAGGGTCAGCTAAAATTGTTTCATTGGTTGCTAGAGATGAAGCAACACATTTGAATTTATCAACACACGTACTTAAGAATTGGATCAAAGGTAATGATGATCCAGATATGCAAAAAATTGCTCGTGAATGCGAAGAAGAAGTTTATGAGATGTGGAAAACTTGTGTTGATGAAGAAAAGGCCTGGGCGAACTATCTTTTCAAAGATGGCGCAATCATTGGTTTGAATGAGGAACTATTACATCATTACGTAGAGTTTATTGCTAACAAAAGACTCAAAGCATTAGGATACAAAACCATTTATGATCGTCCACTTAACAATAACCCATTGCCTTGGACACAACATTGGCTTTCAAGCTCAGGGCTTCAAGTCGCACCACAAGAGACAGAAGTAGAAAGTTATATAATTGGAGGCATAAAACAAGATGTGGACAAGGACGTACTAAAAGGTTTCAAACTATGATGAAAGCAACTGTTTACAGTAAAATGCACTGTCCGAGCTGTATAAAGGCAAAGGCAGAATTAAAGAGATTGGGCGTAGAATATGAAGAAAAACTTATAGGATCTGATATTCAACCCCAAGAATTGTTTACCATTTTCGAAGAAAAAGGATTAGCACAGCCAAGAACGGCACCACAGATCTTTATAAGTGATACTTATATAGGAGGATATGAAGCATTGTTGAAATATATTGAAGACACAGGCTTCAATGGAACAGGAGCGTCAGTAGGCTAATGTTAATTGAAAAACCATACGGTATTGGAGATACCGTTACGTTTAAAACTGGGGCCGGTGAAGAAGTAGTAGCCAGAGTCACAGAAGTAAAAGATGATTCTATAAAGGTTAGAAAACCCATGGTATTGACCATGACAGAGAAAGGAATTGGAATGGTTCCTTATGCTTTGACAGTCAGCATGGATACTGAAATGCTTATCAATTTAGCTAACATTGTATTCATTGCGAAGACAAGTCCAACAACCTCTAAGCAATATGTAGAATCAACGACAGGACTTAAAGTAGTCAACTAAAGGAGATAATATGTCAGATATACACGAACAAATTAAAGCTCATTACGAAGCATACTTGGCTGAGTCAGAGTCTTTTGATAC